GGCTGCTATCTTTCCGCCACCCATGGTTTCACCTAATGTAAAACCATTTATGGACGATTTAGCACCCACACTTCCCAATGTGAATGCTGACAAATAAGACTTGGCTACAGCACTTGTAGATGTACCTGAAGGTGCTGCGCCTATATTAGCCAAAAAATTTGAATTTGGTGTTCGCATTAACTGCAGATGACCAAAAGATAAATCTTTAGGAGACACATCAGTAACACGCCAGCGCATACCTCCTCGTTTTGCCATAAATAATGCAGAAAACCAAGCTATGTGTGTATTATTAACATAATTAGTAGATGTGGTACCTGCCAAATGCATTCCATTAACAGCTTTACCGCGGTTCATGGGGTAACCACTCAAGTTCCAGTTTAACACTGAAGAACCTGTAGGAACAGCAGGAACTGGTAAAACAAAATAATTAACGTACCGTTTCAACAAAGAACGTAAACTAATAACGGGATCACCATGAAAAATTTGTGATGCCTTATCGTTTATAGGAATATAATTCCCAAAAACTACATCAGCTGTAGTAGAACGCAACATTAAATCATCTTGCATCATTTCTCCTGATTGTGGAAAAAAGCTATAATCGTCCATACCTTGTTCTGGTTCAAAGAATTCAAAGTCAGGACCTGCCGACACGTAGCACATAATTTGAATATCCGATACTGCTTGACCGGAACATGTTAAATCATTCTGAACTACAAGAGCAATTGAACCATTATCAAAACTAGGATTATGACTTAACCCATTGGCACCTCCATAAATGGCTGAAAAACCTTGAAATATGTTAGGTGCTCCGGGACGAGCAGTTCTACAATACGGTAAATGGCTCATAAAGCACACGTCCATTGTAGCTTCATGAGATTCGCTTAAATCCCATACATAATTGTAATTCGTGTTTGATTCAAAAACCGTAGTAGCAGTTACAGTACCAAAACCTGCTGGATCATAAACTAAACGCAACCTACCTCTATGAAAAGACGATGCGATGGCAACAAACCTAAAACGAATTGAACCTCGCCAATATCTAAAAGATTGCGCTACATAAGTCAATGGATTCATACAAATCCGATTCGTGGCACTTCCTAAACCAGTCACCCAATGGTTTGGTGAAACATTAAAAAATTGGATTGATTTACCCGGTATATCAGTAGTTCTCCACGTGACGTTTTGAATAATTGCAGAGCGCTCAATTATATCGGATATCAACATATTGTCTTTACCATTGAAACCTATAACACGAGGATCAATAGAAACCTCTTGTTTATCATCCAATGTTACTTTATATACAGGATCTTTTTGCATAGTGGAAGAAACATTCGGAAACTTTCTTTCTCCAACAAAACTAAATTCTGAAACTAGGGCTTGTCTAGAATAACCAAGTACATTAGCAATATTGGATAGGG